GCTCCAAGCCGATCAAGCCGTTCATCTACCAGGAACGCAAGGCCCCGGTCTTCGTGCAGCAGACTGATCCGCAGGCTGACGACGTGTTCATGCGTAAGAAGTACAAGTTTGGCGCTGAGGCGCGGGCGCAGGCCGGCTATTCGCTCTGGCAGCTCTGCTATGGTTCTACCGGCGAGGGTTGATCTGAGGCGTAAGGCATAAGGCAAATACCCCGTAGGGTGCCGGTGGGCTTACGAACCGCATCAATCACGACCGATGCGGTTCGTCCCTCACCGCATCCTACGGCAAGAATGACCAGACAGGAGGAACCAATGATCAGAATAACAAGCAAGCGGGACGGCTTCCGGCGCTGCGGCGTGACCCACCGCGGCACCGTCGATTATCCGAATGACCGATTTACCTTTGGGGAGCTGGAGACGCTCGCGGCAGAGCCCATGTTGACGGTGACCGTCATCGAGGAGACACCGGCTGAAGCACCGCCGGACGGCACCGGGGAGGTAACCGGCGACGGGTCCGGGGAGGCGTTACCGCCGGCGGATGACACGGAGAAGACGGGTCCGGCCACGGCCGCCATAATCAAGAAAAAAGGAAAGGCCGGTAAATGAGCTACGCCACCGTCACCGACCTGCGACAGTGGATTGACGAGGACATCCTGATCCAGCTGACCGACGATGCCAACACGGGGAGCACGGACACCGACGTAGTGGACACAATCCTGGCCGCGGCATCGCTGCAGATCGACGGCTACCTGGGCGGCAGGTATTCGCTGCCCCTGGCCACGGTTCCCCCGATCCTTGGCAAGCTGTGCGTCGACATCGCCGGTTGGCTGCTCTATGCCCGCCGGAACGCTGGCGTGCCGGAGCACTGGCAGAAGCTCTACGACAATGCGATCGCCTTTCTGGGGAAGGTCGCCGTGGGCAAGATAACCCTGGGCGCAGATGACCCGATCAAGGCGGCCGGGTCGGACCAGGCCACGGTCACCGGCGAGGTGCGGCGCTTCAGCCGGACCGGCCTTGAGGACTGGTGATGCAGACCCTGCTGGGAGCCATCAAGACCGCGCTGCAGACCGGGATCACCCAGGCGCGGGACGGGGACGTGTTCATCACCCCGTCGCTCAACTTTCTGCCGGCCGGGGTGAAGTCGCCGGCCATCGGGATCAAGGACGGCCCGGTGACCAGGAAGGACCAGACCTGCGGGGTGGTCGAGAAGACCATGCAGGTGCAGGTGGCGGTCTTTATCCAGCTGCAGAAGCCGGAGACGGCGGTCATGGGCGATGTGTCCACGTCGAGCCTCGGGGTGCTGTCGGCCATCGATACCATCGAGGCGCTGCTGACCGACAACCTGCTGGCGATCAGTGGCATGCAGGCCGCCCGGCCGGTGGCGGAGTCGGCCTCCGAGCTGTTTGTCAATGATGCCGGCGCAGGCTGGCAGACCAAGAATATTACCTACAACTACACCTGGGAGGGATAGACCATGTTCCGACTGAAGAAGGGCCAGCCCGAGTTCGAGGTGGTGGACGGCCCGATGACCGGCAGGAAGTTCCTGCGCGGCGTCGAGTACGCAGAGGTGCCGCCGGCCGAGAAGGGGCGGTTCGATGAAATAAAGCAGGCCGCGCCCAAGGCGGTCAAGGCGCCAGCGCCGGACAAGGCAGCTGACAAGGAAGGTGCGAAATGAATAACACCAGATCCAATAAAAACCTGTTGGCGGTATCGCTGGCCGCGCAGGAGTCGGCCATCAATACCGCGGAGACCTGCGACGCCTCCCTGCTGGTGGGCGTTGACGACTATATCAACCTGGACCCCAGGCGCGAGAACAATGCCAACGAGATGAACGGCAAGGAAGAGCCGGACGCCATCTATGATCTGGGCGCCCTGGCCTCCGGCACCTTCAACTTCGCCAAGCTGCAGCCGCACCAGGCCGCGTTCCTGCTCGCCTTCGGGCTGGGCACCGTGGCCACCGCCGCTGCCGGTACCGGCTACCAGCACACCATCACCCCCATTGACGGGGATGTGGATCTGGAGCGCAGCAACCCGAGCTTCACCGCGATCCAGCGGATCGGCGAGACCATCGTCAAGCGCCGGTTTTATTCCTGCTTCGTGGACACGGTGTCACTGACCTTTTCCGAGGATGACTGGGTCAAGGGCAACGGCGGCATCAAGGCCACCGGCAAGCATGACACCACGATCACCGAGGAGACGGTGAGCGCCCTGAACAACGCCACCACCCTGACCCTGGCCGCCAACCCGGTTGCCGGCGCAACGGCGGCGGAGCGGCTGGACAACGTGCAGATCGTCCGGGCCTCGGCCTCCGGCGGGCAGTACAAGTTCGCAACGATCACCGCGGTCTCGGCGGCAACGCCGGCGGTGATCACCATCGAGAGCCTGGGCGGCGACGGCCTGTCCTCCATCAACTACAAGATCCTTTACGTGACCACCGAGCCGGCATGGGCAACCTTCCCGGCGCGGATCACCGAGACGCCCCTGCGCGTTTCCCAGGCGTGCCTGTACGTGGGCGGGGCCTGGAGCGGATCCGCATTCGTCGGCGGCAAGGCCCTGGGCCCGAGCCTCAAGTCATTCGAATATTCGCTGCAGAACAACCTGTCGGTCGGGTTCTCCTTCTGCGCCGGCGGGACGTATGGCGGCAAGGGGCTGCGCACCGCGCGCAATCAGACGATCAAGCTGACCCGGGAGCTGCGGGACTACCTCCTGCAGAACTACATCAACCAGAACGAAACCTTCGGCCTGCACGTGCTGTGCGAGGGCGCGGAATTCGACACCGGCCACAAGTTCACCCTGGAGCTGATCTTCCCGCTGCTCGGGATCCTCAACGCGCCGATCTCCAACAGCAATGGCCGGGTAGCGGAGGCCGGGGATCTGCAGGTGCTGGAGGATGCTACCTACGGCAGCGTCATCGCCCGGGTGAAGAACGAACAGGCGGCGGTGGCGGCGTAGGAAGAAGGCACTGAGGCGTAAGGCACTGAGGCAATAAGGCATTTACCCCTCTCTCCTCGCGGGAGAGGGCCAGGGTGAGGGGGATGTCCCCGCACCTTAAAATATCAATTAAAGATGAATGAAGAGGAGCAGGAAATGGCCCGCAATACATCAACCACTGGAAATAACGAGCTGAAGATCCACGACAATGTTTCTGATTCGGACATTGTCCTTTTTTACCGGACACCCACCACCAGCGAGCGGCAGGGGTACCAGAACATGGCCCTGCAGCGCAAGGGCAAGAAGGTCAACTTCAACCAGGCCGAAGCCCGGATGACCTACGGCCTCAAGATCCTTACCGGCTTCCGGGAAGGGGACTTTGTCCGTGATGTCTTGGGGGCTGCGGCCCCCTACTCCTCGGACAGGAACTCGCAAAATTACCTGGAGGAGTGGAAGAAGGAGCTCGAGGCCGGCGCAAGCGACCTGATCATGCTCCTGGCTGCCCATGTCTTTGACGCCTCCGCCGAGATTGTGGACGCGGAGGACGGCGAGGGAAACTGACCGGAGACCTGGCCGCCCTGCGGAAAGGTCTCTGCAACGACGAAGAGGAGGAGCGGTGCAGGGAGGAGAACGGCGACAGACTTGAATGGGCCTGCGCCCATTGCCCGAAACAGACCGCCGCCGACCTGCACCCCTACACGATCAAGCTGATGAATCTGTTTACCCTGCAGCAAGCCGGCTACCCCCTGGCCGCCGATGACCTAACCCTGGAAGAATGGTTCGACCTGGGTCGGGTCAGGACGGCACTGGAGCCGGCGGCAGGCTGCCCGATTGGAAGAAAATGACGGTTCACGGTTCGGGGTGCGAGGTTTCTTTTCTCGTGCCGGCCTGGGGGCCGGGGAAACCTTGAACCTTGAACCGCAAACATTAACCCGTGAAACTTAACCAGTGAGCCGCACACCGTGAACTCCGCCACCCTGAAAATAGCCATTGAGGTTGACGACAAAGGGTCGGTCAAGCTCAGGCAGCTCGGCAACGAGGCTGAGAACGCTGGCAACAAGGGCGGACAGGGCCTGGGCAAGGTCAGCCGCTCCCTGGGCGAGATCGACGGGCTGTCAGGCAAGGCGGTCACCGCCCTCAAAGGGATCGGCGTGGCCGCCGTGGCTATCGGAGGGACGGCGGTGCTGGGCGGGCTCTATGCCCTGACCAGAGCATTGCGGGAGTCGGTCAAGCTCGCCTCGGACATGGAAGAGGCGCAGAGCAAGTTCAACGTCGTCTTCGGCGAGCTGTCAGGCCAGGCGGAAGAGTGGTCCAACACACTGGTCAAGTCCTACGCGATGAGCACGCTGGAGTCGAAGAAATATCTGGCCGCCATGCAGGATCTGCTGGTGCCCATGGGCATGAACAAGCAGGCGGCGGCAGAGATGTCTTTCGAGGTAGTCAAGCTCTCCGCCGATATGGGCAGCTTCAATAACGTGCCCACCGCCCAGGTCATGGACGATATCCAGTCCGCCCTGGTCGGCAACTACGAGACCATGAAGAAGTACGGGGTGGTCCTGAATGAGGCTACCGTTCAGGAGAAGGCCCTGGCTATGGGTCTGGCCAGGACCAAGGATTCGATTACCGCCGCCGACAAGGCCCAGGCTGCCTATGCTTTGATCGTCAAGGGCTCTGCCGCAGCGGTGGGCGATATGGCCCGCACCTCTGACGGCTTTGCAAATCAGATGAAAAAGCTGGAGGCCACCCTTACCGATCTCAAAATCGCGGCCGGCGAGGCATTGTTGCCGGTGATCAACGAACTGGTGACCGGGCTGAATGACTGGTTGAAGGCCAACGATGAAGTTCTGAAACGCGATATCAAGGGCTTTGTCGAGAAGTTGATCCCGGTGATCGAAGCTTCCGCCAAAGCTTTCGTCTGGCTCGTGGCCCAGATGTACAACACGCTCTATGTCATGGAATCGCTCGGGATCGTCAACGGCGTGCTGATCCATGACATAAACCAGCAGGCTGATAAGCTTGGCGGGCTGGCATCTGCGCACGGTTCCGCCCAGGCCGCCATCGATGGGCACAGCATGGCGTCTGCCCATGGCGCCAAGAACTCTGCCGATTTCACAGCAGCTGCTCTTGCCGAGTTGAGAGGGGTTGACAACCTGGTATCTGCGCATGGTGCAGCAGTAGAGGCGTCCAACCAACTTTTTTCAGCGCACGGCCAGTCGGCAGCAGCAACCAAGAACCTCGGGGACGCATCCGGAGACGCCGCCCCGAAGATAGAAGGAACTGGGAAATCGCTGGCCGCTGCCAGAAAAGCGGCCGAAGACCATGCCAGGGCCTTGCAGGGGCTCCTGGATAAGTATCTGCCCCTGGAGAAGGAACTCAACGACGCGAAGGTGGCAGAGCAGGGGCTGAATGAGCTGCGCGACAAGGGGGTGCTCGTCGGGAAGCGGTATGAGACCGCGATGGACAACCTGCGGGATTCGATCCGGCTGACCACCCTGGCCCATGCCGGGCTGACCAGAGAGATGATGGACACCGGCAAGGCTATCGGGATGGAGATTCCGCAATGGGCGGAGGGCTACGACCTGCTTGCCCTGAAAATGCAGGAATACGCTGAAAAGACCCCGGAAGAATGGGAGAAGGCAAACGAGAAGATCACCCAGCTGCAGGAAGATTTGGTCAATGACCTGGGCCGTATTATGGAGGGGTTCATTTCCGATGTTTTGCACGGGGAGATCGACAGCATCGAGGATCTGTTCTCCGGGCTGTTCGACTCCATTCTGGATATGTTCGCGCGGATGCTGGCGCAGATGGCTGCCAACTCGATCATCGAGGCGATTTTCGGCACGGGGACATCCGGGGGGCTGACCCTGGGCAGCGGGATCGCGGCGCTGTTCGGTGGCGGAGGAGGGAAAAAGGGCGGAGGTGTTATCGGGACCGGATTATCTTCTGCTTCCACTCTTTATTCGGGATACCAGTATTTGACTGGCGGCAGCTCGTTGCTGCCGGCTGAAATGTCAGGGGTATCTGTCGGCGGGTCAGTCGGTGGCGGGTCCGTTGGGTATGCCGGCACGGTTATTGGCTCTGCCGCCTATGAGGCCGCGGCCGCTGAAATCGCAGCAAGCGCAGCGGCGGAAGCTGCAGCAGAGGGGATGTATGCCGGGGCTTATGGCGGATCAGTGGCCGCAGAGGGTGCTGGCGCTGGTGTTGGCATGGGCGCTGGGGTTGGAACCGCTGCCGTGGCTGGTGTTTTCGCTCTTGGGATATCGCTCTGGGCACGGCAGATGATGAAAGCAGACATTCCACCGCTCGCCGAGCTGCTCAACAGCCAGGGCATCGGTCCGGAATATTTCGCCGACGTGGTTGGCGACAGTTTCAGGGCCTCGGTGAACCCCATTACCGGCGGCACCCAGGCCATGATGCTGGACGCGGAGAGCGCGATCCTCACGGTCTCTAAAACCCTTGGCCTCGGGATCCGGGCAACCGGCGATGAAGTGAATGATGTAATGCTGCAAGTGTTCGACCAGGCCACGGGGCAATGGGTTGACCTGGGCAAAGAGATAATGGCCTTTGGGGTACTTGCCGACAATATGGGCGAAGATGCCGCCGCCGCGATGATCGAGGCCAAGTCGGGGGTGGTCGGGCTGGCCGAGGAGCTGCTCAGTATCTCCCTGGCCCAGGAAACCAGCCTTGATCGGGCCATCGACAGTATGGAGGAGCTGGGTATCAAGGGCGGCGACCTTAAGGTAGTCCTCGGCAAGGTCGGAGATATCATGTCCGGCGTCACCAAGGATACCGGCGATCTCCGGGCCGAGCTCTACGACCTCGGATTTGCTGCCGACCAAGCGGATGCCGTTATCTCTCAGCTTGGCCTTGATGTGTTCAACACGACCGGCGTATTGCGGAGCTTTGCTGATACGACCGGCACGCTTGATTATGGACTGTACGAGCTCGAAACCGCGATCGGCGACGTGCATCTCGCAGTCCGCACGGCATCCGAAGGGATGGAATCCTTCGCCGATTCGGTCCTCAGCAGCATCAACGCTATTAATGCCGGAGCCGGCATGAATTCAATGACTGCCCCGGAACTGGAGGCCCATGCGGACGGCGGCCTGCTCCGCGGCGGTACAGGCGTCAGGGACGATCTGTATATCGGCACGATCGACGGCCGGGCGCAGCTGGCCATGGGCGGTGAGTACATCATGCCCCAAGCGCAGACCAGGAAACACCTGCCCGAACTGGAGGCGATGCGCGCCGACCGCTACCTGCTGGGCGGACCGGCCAGGGGAACCCTGCCCTCCGGTCCCATCAACAGGCCAACCACCAATCCGCCTCCGCTCTCCACCACGCGCACCGGGGACGATGCCGCGGCCACTGCCAAATTCATGGAGGACATCCTCTTCCAGATAGCGCAGATGGGGCGCAGCGGCCTGGAGCAGGATATGACGGAGCTGCACCGGCGCATGGCGGAAACAGTGGCCCGGGCCAAGGAGCTGGGGGCCTCGGAAAAGGACCTGGCCGACATCCGTAAGCTGGAATCGCTGCAGGTGCTGCAGCTTGCCGCGGCAAACGAGACGGCCAGGAGGGATTTCATGCGCGGGGTCACCGACCAGATCGACGCCTATTCCATGACCGACCAGCAGCTGGCCATCCGCGAGACCGTGCGCGTCATGGACGAACAGCTGGCCAAGGCCAAGGAGCTTGGGGTGAGCGAGGCGGGGCTGGCCCAGATCCGCAAACTGCAGGGGCTCAAGGCGGCGGAGATCATGAACAAGGGGCTGCGGACGGCCATCACCTCGATGGGCTCCTTCCGCGAGTCCATGGCCGATACGGCGGCCGGTGTGGACCGATCCGCCGACGCGCAGCGGAAGCTGTTCGCCGCCCTGACCCAGGCGAAGCGGGGTGATTTCAGCGGCGTCGAGGCCATCGGCGACGTGCTGAAGGATATCTCCATCAATAAGGAAGACTATGCCTCGGCCGCAGATTACGCCAGGGACTACTGGCGGACCATGTCCGCGGTGTCTGCGCTGGAGCGGATCACCACCGCGCAGGTCCAGCCGCAGGGCTATGCTGACGGCGGCGCGTTCAGCGGCGGCTGGCGCCTGGTCGGCGAACAAGGACCCGAGCTGGAGTACACCGGCCCGAGCAGGATCTACAGCAATGAGCAGAGCCGGGCGCTGGTAGACAACTCCGAGGTGGTCTCCGAGATTAGGGAACTGCGCAAGGAGATGGTCGCCTCCGGCTACCAGGTGAGCAAAAATACCGGCAGGATATTCCGGACCCTGGACAAGTGGGAAGGCATCGGGATGCCGCTGGAGCGTGCCGCATGAAGATGATCAAGCCCATAGCGATGACCGACGCCACCCTGCTCGCCCATAGCGTTGCCGAGACCGATTATGCCGTCTGGGCGGTCGGGACCACCTACGCTGCGGGCGAAAAGGTGATCATGACCACCGGGGTGCACAAAATCTATGAGTCGGTTGCCGGCGGCAATGTCGGGAATAACCCGTCCACCACCACCGGCTTCTGGATCGATCTTGGCGCGACCAACCGTTGGAAGATGTTCGACCAGGGCGTGGGATCGCTCACCACTGACACGGACGAGATCGCGGTAAAGATCGCCCTGGCGGATGCCGATTATGTCAACGCCGTGGCCCTGCTGGGCGTATCGGGCAACAGCGCCCTGATCGAGCTCCTCGATGCCACAGATACGGTGCTCTGGTCGCAGGAGTCCCTGCTCTACGAGTTCGACACCAGCCTGAGCGTGGACTGGTACAACTATTTTTTCTCGGTCTTCGAGCCGTTGGACTCCATGATCGTGCTCAACCTGCCGCGCTATACATCGGCACGCCTGCGGGTCACGATCAGCGGCGACGGTCCGGTTTCCATCGGGACGCTTGCCTTCGGCAAGGCCGTGGACCTGGGCGCCACCCAGTGGAGCCCGCAACTTGGAATCACCGACTACTCCACCAAGGAGACGGACGTGTACGGGGTAACCACGGTTTTGGAACGGAGCTACGCTACCACCCTGAACGCGGATTTCTTCTTCCCGCACAGCCTGCTGCGCCGAGTCTTCAAGACGCTTGCCGATGTGCGGGCCACGCCGACGGTATGGATCGGATCCGAGGACAGCGCCTTCGATGTAACGATCGTTTATGGCTTCTTTAAAAACTTCAACATAGTCCTGCAGCATCCGGGCGGATCGTTCTGCAACCTGGAAGTCGAGGGACTGACTTAGAGGGGAGCAATTCATGACAATCACCGCATTGCCCACGGCCCCAGACAAGGCCGCCGATACACCGGATGAATTTTCGAGCAAGGCAGACGCCTGGGTGGCGGCCCTGGGTGACTTCGTCACCGAGGCGAACGCTTTGGCCACGGATGTCAACGCCAAACAAGTTACGGCCTCGGCAGCAGCGGTGACGGCCGCCGAGGAGGCAGATGCCGCTGCGGCAAGCGCCGCCAGCGCGATCGCCGCTCCAGGCACCAGCGCCACCAGTGCCACCAGCCTGAGCGTCGGGACCGGGGCCAAAAGCCTGACGGTGGAGACGGGCAAGGATCTGGTGGTCGGGATGAAGGTGATCATCGCCAGCACCGCCGCACCGACCACCTACATGTACGGCACAATCACCGCCTACACTTCCGGTACCGGGGCGCTGGAGGTAACCGTCGAATATTCCTCCGGCAGCGGGACCATCGCCGCCTGGACGGTGTCGCTGACCGGGCCGTGGGTGCAGTCCCTGGGCGAGGGGCAGGAGTGGACAAACGTCAGCAGCAGCAGAGAGCTGGGGGTGACGTACACCAACAGCACGGGGCGGGCGATCATGGTTGCCGTCTCCTTGTACATGTCCTCAGAGACGGCGCAATCGGGAGGGGTCATGCTGGTCAACGGGGCGACTGTGGCCCAGACTCTACAGAAAGGCTCATCAACCCTGCATTACGAGACCTTGACAACGGTCGTGCCGGCCGGGGCTACGTATCGGGTGAATGGATCAGGGACGGCGTCGAAGTCAACATGGAAGGAACTGAGGTAACACTATGATCGTACCCTACAACTGGCCGCTGATCGTCTATGTCGGCCCGGACTTCGAGGAAGAGATCGTCTTCACCCAGGACGCGGCCCCAATCGACCTGACCGGTTATACCGCCTACGACCAGATCCGGCCAAGCCAGTCGCAGACTGACGGCCTGATCGCCGAATTTGTCTGCACCATCACCCCGGCCGAGGGCAAGGTGAAGCTGTCGCTCACCGACCTGGTGACCAGGGCGATCAGCGCCGAGAGCGGCTACCACACCCTGGTGCTGCGCGATCCGGCCGGGCTTG